CAAGGCTGAAGCCAAGACATTCGTGACCATTGTTTCAGCGGTATTCCAGCGAAGTATCTGCCCTGCCTCGGGGTCTTCCACGGTAATGTCGACAGCCGTGGTAGATGCCGGGAAGTGGAGTGCCTTGCGCGTAAGGTAGGTTATCTCCTGAGCCATCATAGTCAGCCTGTCGAATATCTCTTCGAATACAGAGGACGGCATGGGCGAGCCTTCTTCCAGGTGGACGAGTTGGGTCAAGTCGGTCTGTCGGGTCAGAAAGAGTTCGGTCCCCGACGCCAGCACCGTAGTCAGCACCAGTTGCCCGCCGCTTGCGTTGTTAACGTAGGTATCGGCTATCGTGTAGTCGGTATCGAGAGTCAGCGTTACCACCGCATCGCTTGTGTCCTTGGTGATAGCCACCAGGTCATTCTTTTGGAGAATGCGAAATGTGAAGGTGTAGGTGCTAACGAGTCCGGTGCCTACAAAGTGGTCCGGTGTGTATGCAGTCTGTAACATGGTTTACCCCATCAATTTTGCAAGCACCGCGATAACGCCGACGAGAAGAATAATTCTCACAATTATTCTGTCTCGTCTTAATTCTCGCTCAATCCTTAGATATTCACGCCGGTCATTATCTCCAGTTCCTGCGTACATGGTTTACCCCAATAATCTTGATCCCAGGCTTTTCATAGCCGGTGCAGACGCGCCTATAATGCCGCTCCAAAGGTCAGCTTCGCCGCCGCGCTTGGCCCACCTGGCTTGTTCCTTGTAGCCGGCAGCGCCTATCTCTCCCTTGTAATACTCCATTTGCGACTCGATAGCCGCGTTTTTAACGCTGTCGAGATAAACCAGCATGGGCGAGCCTGAGAATGTGGTGCCTTGCGCCCCAACCTGCGCCCTCATCTCGCCAAGTTGTGCCCGTCCTCTAGCATCGGCAAGGTTCTTATTGGCAGCGCCTACCATCTTAGCTTGTCTGCCCGCCTCTTTCAGATAGGCGGCATTAGTATTGCCGGATGAATAGCCGCTGAGTCCTTGGAGTAGGGTAGCGCCAGCGTAGGCATATTGGAGCGCCTGGCCCATCGTGATGCCTTCGGCGGCAGTCGATGCCGCCGTGGTAGATGCTGCTGTTGTAGATGCCGCAGTCGTTGATGCCGCGGCAGTCGATGCCGCCGATGATGCCGCAGCGGAGCTTGCAGCACTTGATGCCGCACTACCAGCAGCCGCCTCTGAGGCAAATAAGCCGGAAAAAAACTCATAGCATTTATGTCGTGTCCCTAATTGAGTAGCGTCGGACAGCGAGTTATCGAGTAGGTCAAACTTCATTGCGCCCTCACCATTAACTTCATATCCGGCGTAAGTTTGCTAAAGGCTTCGGGATATTTGCAGGCTTCACGTGGAACGTACTTAAAGCCTAGCGCCATAAGCCACTTCTCATTCTCCGGCTTGCAGGCGGCGTAGACCTCATCGAGTTTTGCCGCGTGCTTGTCCAAGAGTGTCTTTACCAGCCGGTGCATGGTGAGCGGGTAAACGCGCCTGAGTAGCGGGGTAAAGTAGGTCCAGGCCTCACCTATCCCAGGCCGCTGTATCGACAAGCCAGCGCACCCTATCGCCAGGCCGTGCAGGTAGGCGGTATAGCCCACGCCGCTTTCCTGCGCCCGCCAGGCCATCTTGTAAGTCTCATCGTCGGCATCTGGCACAATCTCGAATATGTGAGCCGCCCGGAACGGTATCAGCTTGATACTACTTGCTTGGTTATGCCGCAAAACTTGCAGCGCCGATACCTTTTGCCCTGTCATCCCTTGAACTCCCATACTCCCACCTTGCCGCACGTCGAGCACAGTTTGTAAATTAGCTTCATGCAATTGGCCCAACCTTCAACACATTGCCGCCGTCATGTCCGATCCAGAAAAACCCATCGGCATAGTGGAAACCGATTGTGCCCGCGGGCGACGTAGCATCAAGGGCGCAGCTATCGAGAAATGTGTCTACCGTGGTAACGGTCCCGGTTGTGGTGTCCAGAGTGCCGATATTCCAATCGTTCCCGCCGGCATAGGCAAGCAGGTAAATAAGGCCATTGCTAAAGACGTGGAAACTAAGAGTAGTGGCAAAATCGGGATTGGTAATATCCCATACGTCAATAAGCGCGAATGTGTCTTTCTCCAGACTGTAGACCTTCGGATTGGCAAACTCCGCGCCGTCGACTAGAACGTAAAGTGCGCTTGAGTTGGCGTGCAGCGCCTTGATTGCGTCCATGCTGGTGATGCCGGGGATGGGACTGCCTGGGTCCGTGACGCCACCCGTAACGAAGTTCTCCACATAGTCTTGGTAGTTGTTAACGAAGGGTATCGGCCAATGAGCGATAATCAGGCCACCGGAGCCAATGCAATACACCACGGAAAAGATGTCATTGCCATACTTTGTCCACGGCCCAATAATGCTGCAACCAAAACTGAGCATACACGGCACGGCGCCTGATGTTTCGCCGAAGTAGACGACGGTGTTTGTATTACCGTCCCACAGGGGCGGTGAGATATTCACGATATGCAGCATGTAGGACTTTTCATCGCTGTGGCCGGAACGTCCTGCTTGCGCTCCCTGCGTTGATTGGAGGTTGGCCACCGTGTGTCCGGTGAATGGCACGGCTTCGGTGGAGCTTATATCCGTAAGGGCACAGCTTGGCCCGGTTGGTTCCGTAGGCTTCCACAGTTTCCATAGGATACCAGGCCCATCGGGGTATGGCCCGCTTACAAAGCCGCTGGCTTCCCCAGACGTACACCAGAATGTATGGTCCGCCGCCACATAACTGATTGCGCCCGAAGAGCTAACCGCGTCAGACCAAATACCAGTGTGATTGTCGTAGCAGCATTCAACCCCCACTTGCTGCGGCGGCGGTACATCGGGAGGCGGTTCATGGATTACAGCTATGTATGGCCCCTCGTCCACGGTATCGCAGCACCAGTCGGTGCCGATCTCCAAGTCGCCGACGATATTCATTACCTCAGCCGGGAACGGCAAAGTCTGCTTGAATAATATCCGGCAGAACGGGTTGTAATTGGTCTGTTCGGTGCAGAGTTTGCCCTCTTGGAGCGGGATAGCCGCGTCCATCTGATGCTCTGACTTACGGACAGACAGGCCAACATCCTCACTATCGTCTACATTGAGAGTCAGCCCTGGGCCGGCATGACGCACGCGCATACCGAGAGCCTTCCAGCGACGGCAGGTAAACATGCCACCCTGTTCCGGTGGAATAGCCGGTTCGCAGGTAAGCCCCTCCGATATGTACTCCAGTCCTATCTCTGCCTGTCCAACGGAGATGGCCGGCGAAAGTGTAATACTCCCTCCTGTCACCACGGCATCGTTGAACATCATCCCGTCGCCGATAACCTTGACGGTTTCGCCCTCCAGATGATCCAAGCCGCTGCACGCCAAGTTCGCATCCGGCACCACGATCAAAGCGGAGTCGGTTTGCAGGTTTGCCCATTGGCGCGTGATAGTGGCGTCCGCTTCCATCTGCTCGATATAAGTCTCCGTCACGCCGTTAATATCGCGCTCGATGCTGGCCCAGAGCCAGTCCTTGCCGGTCGAAGGCCGGGGTATCGTGCAAACGCTTTTAACGTTGCCGGCGGTAGGGTGCTTTGACCAACCGATGACGTTCTCGTCCTCTTGGTAGGTGAGCGCCAAAAGCATCCCATCGTTGCGCACACACCACACAATCGAGTCCGGTTCCTGTTGGAATGCTATATCCATCAGGAAATTCTCTTCGGTCAGATGTTCCGCCAGCGTTACAAGCGAAGGCGACTTGAACTTATCGGTTACGAAATCAAAGACCAGTTCTCTTATTTTCTTCTGCCCGTACTGGACATGAATGAGTTGACCGCCAATGCGTATCGGCGGGATGTTTGCGCTGCCGCGGCTGCTGATGGGCAACACCGTGAAGTCCGAAGGTGTCAGCGCCTTGCCTGCGCTCGAAGCCGTTACCTCGTAGGCGCTCCCACCAGTGCCTACCTGCAAGGAACGGAGTCCCTTGACCCAACGGATAGGATTCACCTGGTCGTCATCAATGGTGCGCTGGATGGCATCGTCGCCGGCGCTGCCCTTGGAGAAGTTCTCGAAATCTCCGGTGACACTGCCATTGATCGTCTGTCCCTTGCAGAGCCACATGCGGGATTGGAAGAAACAGCCGCAGTTAGGATAACCAAGGGTGTCGCTCCACGCCTCAACTTCAATGTTCCATACCGCTGTCGCTGGAGGATCGTTGTACGGCAAACCAGTTGTCGGCGCGTTGGGCACGTCGCGCAGGGTGTTTAGAATGGTGCCATTCATCTGCGTCTGAGCTACATACGCTTCGAGTTTTATCAGCCCGCCGTAAATTTGCAGATACTTACCAACATCAGTGGTGCGGAATGTCGCAACGCTGGAGTCGACAATTACCGAGGAGCCGGAAACCCTTGCATTCGGGTCCATATCCACTTCGCCAAACCCGCTGAAATACCATTCATCCTCGGCGATAACGAGTGCATTGAAGTCGGTAATGATGTCGATATTGGCGACGGTCGGCCCGCCGATGGTGGTGATTATGGCTCTACCGGCACCGCTGTTGATTGTGCGCCCCGCATCGCCGGCGAGAAAGCAGGCATTAGCCGCCGTGGCCGTCTGAGTCGCTCCGGTCAAAGCCGAGAGTGTCAACGTGCCGCTGCCTATCTCGGTCCCTAGCGGCGAGTCAGACTGCGTAGCCGGCGGATTAAAAGCAACTGCGGCTATCGTGAACTCATCGGGGCTGGCGTCAATACGGGCGAGCTTATAGACAGGATAAATGCCGGTAGCGATATACATGACGTCGGCGCTTTGCCAACTACCGATCTTGATTAAGTCCAGGTCGGCAAGCGCAAACGGCGTGACGAGTTCATGGACTACTGCCGGATTTAGCGGGTCCATGACCGGGGCCCCGTCCTTGTAGAAACGCACATACAAGTCGCCGAACTCAAGGGTATAGGCTTGCTCGGACGAGAAGCGAAACTCGATCATTACCACCCGCGCATTGGCAAGGCCGCTGAATTTGGCGGTGGCGACGTAAGCCCATCCAGGACGGCGGGTTACGCCGCCCATTGTGAGCGGGAGCCAGTTATCTAGCTGGCGGCAGGCAGAGCTATACTTTTCGAGTTTGTCCTGGCGAGCCTCGAAGCGTGCGCTTACCTCTCCAACATTGAGCGCAAAGTTAATTCTGGCGACATTTAAGGCCATTAATTTCTAACGTCGATAAAATCGGTCGATACCTCTATCTCACGGTTTCCTTCGCTTTCGTCCACGCCCACAGCCTCATCGAACTCACGGTAGGCGTCCATCAGGAACTTCTCGGCTAGTTTCACGTCCTTACCGAATGAACTAGCTAGCCGGGAAGCAAGCAACGCCGCGCACGCATTGAATAGTAGCCGGTCCCACCTATTCACGTCGGTAATGTTGGCTTGGTAGATGATGGCGGCGTTCTCCAAATCGCAGTACAGAACGCGCTTGCCTTCGCTGTCCACTTCCCAGGAAAAGACATGGCGCTGGTTGGTATAGGGAAAGCAGATAAGCCGGCGTACCGCTAAGCAGTCGGCTGGTGTGCGGTAGGAATAAGTCCACTCGCCGAGACTCTCATTGTTGGTCGTGAGCGATAGCGTTGCCCTGCGCCGTGCGCAATTCCAGTCGCGCATTCTCAAGACTTGCTCCTTGGTATTTGCCAGGTGCGCGTTGATTGCCACCACCGTCTTGTTGTTGAGCGAGGTCAACAGCGACGGCACGGAGTCTTGCCCGATGAGTGCTAGGGCTTGGTTGGCAAGGTCTGTGTCTGTGCTCATATCGTCACCCTCAGCGGCGTGCCGCCGGTTATTAGAACGTGAATCTGTATAGCGCTTTGGTTGACCACCCTGACAGCCGTGCCGCTGTCT